CTGGTGACCTGGGTGAAGGTGGCCGCGTCCTTGCCCTCACCGGAGCCGCCGGTCAGGGGGTTGGCGTCCGCGCTGCCGATCACGGTGCCCACGCCCGCAACGCCAACGCCACCCAGGGCGTTCTCACGGTTGTAAGCCAGGGCGTTACCCTCGATGCCATCGAACGGCAACACGTCAAACATCTGGTTGACCGTGATGATGTTCTCGATCACACCGGCCACCAGCTCATTGAGCGCCAGCTTGGCACTCTCAGCAAGGGTCACAGAAGCCATTACTGGCCCTCCTTGGGTTCAACTCAACGTCTCATGCACTGAATCACTCAGCGATCTCAATGCCCTGACCGTCGGATCACCCGGGGTGGGCCGGTAGTGTGGCGAACTTACCTCACACCGCGAACAGAGTCAAGCTATTTCTTGCTCGCCTGGTTCCGGTCCAGGCCCGCGCTGATCTTCTGCAAGCTGGTCATCTTCTCACGGGTGTCCGGCCGGCCAGCCGTGCGCCGGGTGGTGGGGCCACCACCGCCGGCGGGGGCTTCACTCTTGAACAGCGGTTCATACTGCTCGTCGGCCTTCATCTCCTGGACCAGCTCCTTGATGGTCATGTGAGAACCAGTGGTGCCGCTGAACCGCTCCTGCTTCTTGACCGGGTCAATAACACGCACCTGGAACTCGCCATCTTCCTCAGCCACGTCAACCTGCTGCTCAATGAAAGGCAGCACAAGCTTGGGGTTGATGGCACCAGCCTCAGCCAGGGCCGCAGTGGCCTCAGCACTGACCATGCGCGAATACAACTGACCAGTGAGCGCCTCAATGCGCTTGTTCATCTGATCTTTCTCTTTGCCGTGCGCATCAGCCATCGCCTCACGGGTGGCCTTGATCTTGGCCTCAACGGTCTCGTCATTCTTGCCCTTGGCCGTCTTGGAAGCTTCCTCCAGCTTGTTGTTGAACGCTTCAGCAATGTCCTCGGGCGTCTCCCCGTAGTCCTTCAGTGGACCCAGATCCACGGCCTTGCTTTTGGCGTCCTGAGCCTCTGCCCGGCTGGCCACCAATGCCTTGTTCAAGCCCACGATGGCCTTCACCGCACTGCCCACGCCCGGGTCATCACTGTTGAGCTTGTAACCGTCATCTGTCTCAACGTACAAGCCACGGAAATCCTCAGGCACCTTGTCCAGGCTGTCCACCTTGAGGTTCTCACTGAATTGGAACTTCATTGACGTCACGTCTCCTTGTCTGACTGCTCACCAGTCTTTTTGGGCGGTATGACCTCGATGAAATCAAGGTCTGTGTCACCAAACCTGTCCTCTGGCTTGGGTTCATTTTGTTTCTTCATCAACAATCACCTCATACCATTCTTGGTCCATGCCCATCAGGCCCGTTGGATGATACTTGGTGTCCACCACACGGTACCGGGCCCCCTTGCGCAACAGCACCTCACCTTCAGTCTTTATGCCGGACACGTTCATGATTGACACCCCAGTCTGATTGTTACGCACGCGCAACATCACTGGCAGCCGTTCACCATCTATGTGCCTGGCCGCAAATTGGTGGGCTGTTCTGCTGTGGATGCTGGAACTTGCCATCGCTTTCAGCTCAATGTACTCACCTTTGGCAAGCTTCTTGAGGTTCTCCGGGGTCAGGCCCATCCCCCGGAACAACGGCCAGTCACTGCGGAACGGGGGTGCTTCGTCCAACGCCCTGTTCAAATTGCCCGACAGCCTGCGTGCTTCCAGCAGCTCATCCGGGCCCATATCAATCACGCGGTCGCCGTCCTTGTACCATGTCCGCCCCCGCTGCACTGCCCGCATCTCGGGGTACTTGCTGCCGGTCCAGCTTTGAATTGCATGCATGTCCTCAAGGCCCAGGTCTTCCTCCCACTCAGTCTGGGCATCCGCAGTCCACTCTGTTGGAACCGGCTCATCAGGCACGCGGCCGCCCAACTCCTTCAGGGTCAACACGTCACCAGTGCGGTCAGTGTATTCCTCAACCCCCATCCCATTGCGGAACATCTTGGCCCGCTCAGGGCCCAACACCTCATTCTGGAACTTATCTGGCTGGCGCCTCAACCACTGATCATAGTTCATCTTGCCGGGCACAGTGCCCACGTGTTCGCGGGTCCACTGCTGGCGAATGTCGCGGATGTGCGCATTGCGCTGCTCCACGGTCATGTTCTTCCATTGCGCCCCCGCTTCAGCCTTGGCCTGGGCCCTGAAGTCGATCTCGCGCTGCCGCCGGGTGCGGGTGTCACGCACATATGGCCTGTCAGGCATCTTCTGTTCCACACCATTGGAGTCCAACACTCCAACCATCACGCTGCGGCAATTGGGGTGCGCGGGGGGCCGGGCCGTCATTGGCTTGAGCCAGGGCCTGGGTACACCCTCAGTGGACTTCTTGCCCCGTGGGGGCGCAAAATGCCCATCACGGCCGGCGCAGACCAGGCTGGTCCGGCCGTCCAGCATAGATGTCCACCGCAAACCAGCAATCACGTCATCATTTTCCTGGAAAAACCCCTCACGCGCTGAATTGCTGACATGGTTGACTGCAGTGCGGGCGACTGCTTCAGCATTGCGCCGGGTGAGGTCTGTGGCCTTGCGCAAGCGCCTGACCACCTGATCAATGGTTTCAGCCTGAGCCATACCAAGCGACACAGCGTCGATGATACGGCCCTGGTCCACGGCACCCAGCCCCCGCCACCACTGGTCCAATGTCCGGGCTGCATTGGGCCCACCAGAAAATGGCCTTGAATTGACTATGGCCCGCAGCTGATCAGGGCTCATTGCTGCGTAATTCAGCTCAAAGCCTAATGATTCATTCAGCATTTCCCGGGTCTTGGTCTGCTCAACTTTCGACAGCTCAAAAAGCCGCTGTCTTTGGCCGTTGAGAACATCATTCCACAAGTGTTGGCGCAACTTGAGCCCGTCATCCAGCAGTTTCTGGTACCGGCGTGACGTGAAATCACCCTTTTCCAGTCTCCGGTTGAACATCATAGCCAACTCAGTGTTTGACCTGTCCACCAGTTCAAGCACTTGTTTTGCTTCACCGGTTGAGAACCGGCGTACTGCTGTAGCATGACGCACGGTGGCGTCAAACAGCCTCTCGTTCGCGCTCACTCAGTCACTTCTTGGGTTTCGGCGGTTTCTTGGTCTTCAGGCAACCCATCGCCCTCTCCCATCGCTGTGCCAAACAGCTGCATGGCCTCAACCTCCAACTGTTCAGCGTCCTGCTCCGGGTCATAGTCTTCATTCAACAGACCACGCCGCTGGAGCTCCTTCAAGTAGGCCACCCGGCTAATGTCTTTCATTTTGCGCGTGTCACGCAAAGTGCCCAGCTCAGCCTGGCTTATTTCTTCAGGGCCAAACTCAGTGGCCAGCGCCACGCTGCCCCCGCTTTCCAAGCCCAGCCAAGCCGCTGTGTAACTCAGGGCTTGGGCCACCGCTTCTTGGAACCTGAGCGTGGCGTCCTGGAGCGGGCTCGTGGCCTCAGCACTGTCCAGGGCCCGGGCTGTTGCGGTCTGGGAGCCTGGCCGCTTGCGCAAGAAGTCTGCCCCATACTTGGACATCTGCTCCTCAAGATCCTGCAGATCCTGACGCCCCGCCTCAATGGCCTTGCCGCTGTGTTCCACGTAATAGAACTTGCTGGACGGGTCAGGGCTGTGGAGCCAACGGTTGGGGCCCACGGTGAGTGACTGGCCCTCATCATTGCCGCCACTGAGAGCAAGCATGGGGAACCGGGTGGTGGTGAGAATGGCCCGCTGATCACTGGTGGATTGCCAGTGCGCAATGTTCAGGTCTGCTAAGTCTTCTGTGGGTGGCTTGCCCACCATGAAGTCGTCCCGGTCGCTGTAGAACGTCACCAGCGGGATGAACGGTAGATCAATGTCGTACCCTTCAATCACCCGCCACTCACTGTCGTGCTTGTCCGGGTCTTCCTGCTGGTACAGCTCAACGTGAGTGCCATCTTCATCAGTGTACACCCGGCGGATCTGGGGGCGGTTGACCTCACTGAACCCCTCACGCTCAGTGATCTCCTCCATGATGCGAATTTCACGCAGAATTTCTCGCCCGCCCACCACGTCAGCGTCAGCAAAGAACAACTGCTCGGGGCACAGGTGCACCCAGTACGGGCGCACACCCTCACGCCTGTCATCAGCCAGGGTGCGCACACCGGCCACCGTGTCTGTTCGGGGAAAGTCCACGTACACATGGCTCATGGCCTTGGCCAGGCCGTCATAGAACCAATTGCGGCAGAACACGTGCAGATCAGTGCCCAGCATATCCACGTTGTCCAACAGAACCTCAATTTCCGCCGGCGGCTCCTGGACCTGAATGGGGTCACTGAACGGCCGGCCCACCCAACTGTTGAGAGTGAGCTTGGTGAGGTTGAGCAGGGTGGCCCGGCTCAGCCGCTCACGGTACGCAGCATCAGTTTCGGCGTCATGCTGAGGCAAATACTTGGGGCCGGCTGCTCGCATGGCCTCAGTGCCGTCCAAGACGGTCTGAATCTTGGTCCAAGCAGGCAGCATCTTGTTGTAAGCCAATCCCGGGGTGGCTGGGCTATCACTCATTTGAATGCTCCTGTCTGAACCTCACGCCGCCAGTGGCGCAGCTGGTATCTGGTCTCGTCACCCACGTGGTCTTCAGCATCACTGTTCACATCATCTGGGTCACGGTTGCTACGCGGCAGAACAGGCACTGTTCGCCTGAAGTGTTCGCACCGCTCAAGCACAAACAGCCCCGGCTCCTCACGGGGTTGCTCAGCAGCAGCTGCAAGCATCTCACGGATCTGCTGCCAGCCTTGGACCCGGCTGCCTGGGGCTTTGTCTGATGGCTCCCAGGACACCCCCGCGTGGAGCATATCAGCGGCCACGTTGGGGTGACCGGGCGTGGGATCAAATATTGAACTGTCAGCCGGCCCAGTGCGCACCCGGCCGGCCAGGCCCCAGTCTTTTTCCCGGTCCACAATGCCCCGGCCAATAGCTGATGGCCGCATGAGCAACCCCTCATTGGGCTGCCCGTTCCAGCCGTACCACTCAGCCACCCGTATCCGGTCCCCGGGCACCGGGCCATAGACACGGCCGTTGTAGTGCAGGGGTTCACCATTGCTTTCAGCCCACCAACCCACGCTGAACGGCCGGCTGCTGCCATGATCATAGCTGCGGTTAATGTACCAGCGGCGGGGAATCTGGTCAAGCGGAAAGTTGGGCAGAACATGCACAGCCGGGTCCCACACGTCATCAAACATGCCGCCGGCCACAATGTCCCAATTGCCGTGCACCCAGGCCTGGTACTCAGCATCATTACGGGCTGCAGCCTTGATGCGGCTGAGATAGTTGGGGTCAGCCTTGAGCAGAGTCAGATTCTCATCAAGGCTGGAGTGAATGGCCACCCGCTCAGGCAACAGGTCACCGTTCTTGTGGCGCAAGTTACGCATCACCGGGCCCTTCACCCGGCCCGGCGGCAATGGCAGCCCGAAACGCCGCTTCACCCAGTTGTGACCCACGCCATAAGGGTTGGCTGTTGCCCGGACCATGATGGGTATGCCCGGCACTGACGAGCGAGCGCAGGCAAACATCTTGGTGTATGCCTTATCATCAGGCCACGTGCACAGCTCCTCAAAGCCCATCCACGGGTAATTGTGCCCGTGGTAGCTCCAGTAGTCACTTTCCCTGGCCAAGTGGCGCAGAAACAACTGTTCACCGCCAGGCCAAATCCAGTAGTGTTCGCTGCGGTTGTACCGGGCCTCAGGCCAGATGCGTGGAATCCATTTCAAGCACTTGTCAATCACGTCACGCAGCTCAGGGTATGTGCGCCTGAACAGAATGCCACGCCACTCAGCGCCCCAGCCCTTGCCTACGTGTTGGAGAAAGCTGAACAGGAAAACGTCTGTCTTGCCGCCACCCCGGTTGCCCTCAATCAAACACTCAAACACCGGACACGACAGCACTGCTTGCTGACTGCCCGGCTGTGGTGCCCAAGCAACCTCAGTGCTCAGGTCACCCTGAACCAGCACCGGTTTCCAAGACCCATCAACGTCTTGCCACACCAGCTGAGATTGCTCTGTCGTACTCACGGGGCAGCTCATCTCCCGGGGCTACGTGGGGGTTGTCCATCAGCAGCTCACGGTAAGCTTCCATACCGTACCTTGCTGCCTCACTGGGGTCCACATCTGACCCGTGCCGTTCGCACAATTCCTCAGCCAACGCCCCCGCCAGCAGCCCAACTTTCTGTTTGGTCGTGTCCGGGTGTTCCAAGATGCCCTTCATCTTCATCTGAGGGTTGGTCTTCACCCGGCTGTTCACCAGTACCTCGAAGTAGAGTGAGTGGTCTTGGCGCTGCATCAGGCGCACTTCTACCATTTCCTGCCTCCAGTATGGTCATAAGCATGCCACCCTGCCTGGAGTGCTCCTTCAACGCCCCTTCAAGGAATTCTTCAATGGGCGAACCGGTTGGGGCACGGTCCAACGCTTCCGAGAGCAAGCGTCCGGTGGCGGAGAGCGCACGTATGGCATCCCGCACCAAGTCTCGGGGCACGGTTTGCAATTTAGGCACACCAATCAACTGTTCATCAGTAGGGTACCGGTACAACCCCCGGCTCACGCGCACCAACTTGCCGGCCCGGTACTTACGGTGCAGCCAAGCGTTGGCCGCACCCCGGCTCAGGTTCAAACAGCGCTGAACATCTGAGCTGCGAAACCCACCGTGCTGGCGCTGGACATCAGTCAGGCCCATCTTCCCACTCACGGCTGTTCAAGGCAAGCCCGGGCACAACCAGCACGCCACCCTGGACGTTGTGGTCAATGCGCGACTGATCACGATAAGCAGCAATGTGCCGCTTGGCGTGAAGCTCCAGCATCCGATCACTGTAAGTGATCTTGATGCCCACCTGGCCGTCCTTGCCGAACACAGGGGTTTCAACACCCTCAACGCCGCGCCTGTATATTTCGGCCTCAATCCTGTCGCGGTAGCGTTCCTTGGCTACCTCAACAGCAGCGGCAAATTCAGGGTCTTTTTTCATGTGCTCGCGCAGCAGGCCCAGGCTCACGCCCGCAACGTCAGCGCATTCTTGCTCGCGCCCGATCTCGCCCAGCCGCTTCAAGTAGGCCGCCTTCACGGCCGGCGTGCACTTGACTATTGGCTTTGTCTTTTTACGTGGCATAGTGGAAGGAACATACCTGGTCTGTTGGCCCAGGTCAAGAGTCAAGACTGTTCGGGGGACTGCTTGACAACTGTTTGGCGAACAGAAATGCAAACAGTTGTGTCATTCACTGGAGTGAATTTTTGGCCCCCCGTTTACAATCTATAAACCTTTGATTATAGAGGCTTTCCCAAACTGGCCCCCCGTTCGCACAGTCGCCCGAAAATAGGGGGGTTTTCTATAAGCCCAATAAAATCATGCGCGCCCTGCACTCGCCCCCCCTCTTTCCTCCTTTCCTTTAAAAAAGGAATAAAGGGGGAGGAATACGCGCGAGACGCGCCCCGCGTCCCGACTCGCGCTTAACGTAGGGGGCAGGGGGGGAACGACGCAACCCCCTGGGCTATATGAAGATAACATGCCCCCGCCTGGTATAACCAAGGGGGGCGGGGGGGGCCAGATTTAGGGGGTTGACGGCTGCTTGATTCGCAGGTTATACTTATAAGCAGAACAGGGGGGCGAACAGGCGAAAAGCCTGAAAAATAATGGTTTACCGGGCGAAAAGCCCGCCCTAGAAAGAATCAGGCCGGAATTGAAGAAAATGCGTAAGTGGACGGCGGGCAAACACTTAAACAGATTCCGCTAGTCCGGCCCGATTCCCGCTAGGTTAGGGGTAGAACCAGCAGACAGGAGGCCCAGAGATGAACACCGCCGAATTCTATACCAAGTTCAACAACCTGCCCACCCTCAGCCAGCGCACCATGGCCCAGATCATCACCAAGCTGTACGCTGAGCCCGGGTTCAGTGACGTGAGTGCTGAGGACCTGGACCTCACTCCTGAGCAGTGGTCGGGCGTGAGCAAGCGGTTGATCGCTGACGGCCTCATCTTCACTGAGCCTGTCGAGGGCACCGGCCGCCCGCAGTGGGACGCCATCTACGCCCCCGTCCACACCTACGAGGCCGAGGACGACGGCAGCTGGGCTGAGCTGCAGCACCGCATGACCAGTCTCCTGGAGGGCACTGACCTGATGAAGGCGATGGAGCTCCTGGCCACCCACAGTGCCGAGCCCATCGGACACGACGACTGTGCTTGGTTGGGCCTGCGGGGCCAGGGCTACATGCTGCTCATCGATGACCAGATGTTTGTGGCAGACGTGGAGCCCAACATGGCCCGCATCCAGCAGCTCGACCCGGACACCGGTGAACTGATCAACGCATGGGAAGTCAAGTAACTGCTCCCGCACCACAAGAAGCACAAACAAAGGAGCAAGACCATGACCAGCAACCTGAGCACCCTCACCAACCAGCAGATCGTCGCCACCTACAACCAGGCCGCCGAGAGCCTGGGCCGCCCCCAGGTCAAGAAGTTCCGCGACAAGCGCACCGCCATCAAGCGCACTGAGGCCATCCTCAGCGAGCTGACCCCCGCCCCCGCGAAGAAAAAGCAGTCCAAGCCACTGGACCTGCCCTACCGGGGTCACCTGCACGCCATCCGCGAGAACACCATCAACGAGCGGTTCATCATCGCCATGCGCAACGGCGCCACCCTGGATGAGCTGGCCGAGATCGTGACCGCCTACGACCGCGCCAACGGCAACCCGCCGCAGCAGACCCACTCCCGGGCCCGTCAGATCATGCGTGCCCTCCACACCTACACCGGCCTGGGCATCCGCCAGGACGGCAACGTGTTCTACATCATCGAGGAGGCCCAATAATGTTCATCATGTACCACGGCCAGCACGCAGAGCACATCCACATCTACAGTGTATACCGTGATTCTGAAATGGTGGTCCACAGCCAGCCCAACCTTCACTGTGCCCAGCCGCTGGACCTGGAGCTTGATGTGGGCTGTGTGTACCAGGTCACTGGCAGCCTCACTGATGGCTTCACCCCCGGCACTGAGCAGTACGTGTTCACCGCCCCCACGGCCGCTGCGCTGCGGCTCCAGCACGCCGCTCAGGTTGCCCAGACCAAGCGGGCCGACTGGTGCAATGAGCTGACCCAGGTGCGTGAAGCCTACCGCACGGCCCGGGGGCAGCAGCGTGATGTCATCTTGGCCATGGTGATTGCTGAGGTGACCCGTGGCTGAGGTGCGTTACCTGCCGCTGGCCCACAGCAACCTGATGTGTGAACGGTGTGGGTCACCCATCTACAAGGGTGACCCATACATCACATACCGGGTCAAGTCCAGCAGTGTGCGTTGCAGCAGTTGCCCCCCGCGCCGCAGTGACCTGACTGCCAACCCGGTGATGGCCCTCATCTATGATGCTGAGGACGCAGTGAATGACGGTGACCTGGACGGGGCGTTGAGCTTGGTGTTTGAGGCCCAGCTGACCATCATCCGTCACCTCAACCGGCGCAACAACAAGCGCATGCGCCGGCAGTACAAGGCACTGGACGACTGGGCGTTCAAACTGGAGCTTGGCGAAGAAAGCTACTACGAGGGACCGGGCGGACCGCCCGGCCGGCCGCGCAAGAACCGGGCGAAAAGCCCGCCCTAGAAAGAATCAGGCCGGAACAGCAGAAATGGGGTAGGTGGCAACCGAGCAAACACTTAAACAGATTCCGTCAATCCGGCCCGATTCCCGCTAGGTTAGGGGTAGAACCAGCAGACAGGAGGCCCAGAGATGACCGCCAGCCAGAAACGCACCATCGAGATGATCCGCAACCACTTCCAGCACGAGATTGACGATTCCGTGGAGCGGGGCATCTACCCGCAGGAATTCAAGCAGTTCACCGTCACCGAGCTGAAGCACAGTGTCTACGTGCTGGTTGAGCTGGGCGGCATCAATGATGAAGGCACGCGTGCGATGATCCTGTGCCGCGAACGGCGGCACCTGGCCATCGGCAAGCGCGGGGGCCTGCGCCTGCTCAACGCCAAGCACAAGACCCGTTCCCGTGGCCGCTTCAACGCCCTGCACGCCCGCACGGAGTAGGACAATGACTATCGCTCACATGATCTACTGCAACTCCAGCGCCTGCCGGGACGAGCTCCGGCAGCGCTGCAGCAAT